CGTTAGATTTCAGGAGGAAAAATGCTTGATAAAGAAAGAATACAACAAATGTGTTATCGCATGAAGCCTGGGCAATGCCTTATATTAGATATTGACAGTTTTTATGAGGCATTTCCTTTTGGTTGGCCAACTGTATATAAAAATCCAGAAGAAGCATTTTTAGGGTCAATGATGGGGACACGATATGGTACTTTTCGCACGGAGAAAGATGTTATAGGGAATTTCCAAGAAAACCTCGTCCGCTTGCGGCGAGGATGAATTGGAAAAATAAATTCAAAATCACTTGACAAATTCTAAATATGATAGTATATTGTATATGTAAACAGGAGGTAGACAATGAATACTCAAATAAACATAGCTTTGCCTAAAGAATGGAAAGAAGAGTTAGAGAGACTTGCAAGAGTTTTTTCTGTTGAAGAAGAAAATACACTAACGTATCTTGATTTAATTAGACGGGCAATTAAAGAAAAATATGGATTAGAAGAAATAGAAAAATGAGTGAATATAAGTCAACATCACATTGCAAGTATCTATGCCAATATCACATTATTTTCTGCCCAAAATTTCGATACTCTGTTTTAAAGGGAGATATAGAAACCAGTTTGAAAGAAATATTGATAGGTGTGGCAAATAGGTATGAATACGAAATAATACAGATGGAAGTGATGCCAGACCATATTCATATATTTGTTGGTGCCAAACCAACTGTTGCTCCAATGGACATAGTTAGGATTTTCAAAAGTATCACAGCTATTGAATTATTTAAGAAATACCCGAAGTTAAAATCTTTTTATGGTAGATGTGGTTCTCTTTGGTCAGTAGGTAAATTCATATCCACTGTTGGTAATGTTTCTGCCGAAACAATCAAGAAATATATTGCAGACCAAAAAGGGAAATAAGATATGTTAATACAACGAGGATATAAATATAGGATTTTGCCAACTAAAGAACAAGAAGAATCCTTACTTCAATGCGGCGGTAATGCCAGATTCTTATGGAACTATGCCCTCAAAACAAATCAAGACTATTATAAAGAAACTGGTAAATTTAAATTTTATCACGAATTAGCTGTTTCGTTACCAAAACTTAAAGAAGAATACCCTTTTCTTAAAGAATCGTTTTCACAATCTTTGCAAATGGTATTACGACAATTTGATAAAGCCTTGAAAGATTCTTTTAAGAAAAAAAAAGGATTCCCGTCTTTTAAAAAGAAAATGTTGTTGAACGATAGTTTTACATGCCCTCAGAAATGGCGATTGGAAAAAGGTTTTGTTTTCATACCTAAAATTGGAGAAGTAAAGTGGATAAAACACAGAGCCATGAAAGGCAAACCTAAATCAATCACGATTTCACAAGATGGTGATAAGTGGTATTGTTCCGTTTTATGTGAATATACTATACCAGATAAAGCAAAAGAATGTGATAATATTGTTGGTTGTGACGTTGGTTTAAAAGAGTTTGCAATATTGTCTGATGGAACTGTCATAAGCAACCCCAGACATACTAAAAAATATGAAAATAAGTTGGCAAAAGAACAAAGGAAACTTAGCAAGAAACAAAAGGGGAGTAAAAACAGGTTTAAACAAAGGCTTAAAGTTAGAAAGATTCACAACAAAATAAGAGATATACGTAAGGATTTTCTGCACAAAACCTCTAATTCGATAGCCAAGAATTATGATGGGATTTTTGTAGAAGATTTAAACATCAAAGGGATGATGAAAAATCATTGTTTAGCTAAGTCAATCGGCGATGTTTCATGGTCGGAGTTCAATAGACAACTTGAATACAAATGCAAATGGAGTTTTAAGTATTACCTTAAGATTGACAGATTTTTTCCATCAAGCAAAACATGCTCAAACTGCGGATATGTTCAAGAAATGCCTTTAAGTAAAAGAATTTTTGATTGTCCAAATTGCGGCATCTCTATAGATAGAGATTTAAATGCATCTCTAAATATTAGAAATATAGGAATAAATACGCTGGGGCACAGCGGAATTAACGCTTGTGGAGATAGTTCGTTAGAGCTGTCGTTGAAACAAGAAAAAGAATGCTTAGAAAACTAAGCAGAAGCCACGGGGCTTGCCCCGTGGAGTGTCACGTCGATCCTGATCGAAAATGGCGATATAAAAGACTACCAGATGGAACGTATGAAGAAAAGAAAATTTAATATTATATCCTAATGAAATTTACTAGCATTGCCAAAGTGCATAAATACTTAATAGACAAAGGCTGGCAAGTCTCCCAAAGAGCTGTTTATAACCATTTCAAGGAGGGCAAGCTCAGGAAAAAGCAGGGAGCGTTTTCGGTCCAGGCAGTCAATTTATATGCTCGTTCTTTTTTGATCCGAAAAGACTCCGGGCAAACAGCTGCTGAAGAGGAACGAGTACCTCTTCAGCAGCAAAAACTGTCCCAGGAAATTAAAAAACTGGAGATCCAGAACCAGCGGGAAGAATTTAAATTTGACGTGGAAAAAGGGAAATATTTGCCCAAAGACGATTTTGAATTGGAATTAGCTGCGAGAGCATCAGTATTCGAGGCAGGATTCAGGTATTTTTTCCAGTCAATGTCCGCTGGGATAATTACTCTGGTAGAAGGTAACATGAAAAAGGTCCCTGAGCTTATAGCTATGCTGAACGAGCGGCTTGATGAGCAATTAAACGAGTATGCCTCGACAAAAGAATATCAAGTAATGATTTTAGGAGCTAAGGAGGACGAAAAGAAGCATGATAAATAACTTTGATTTTGCACCTGTTATTAAGTATTTATGGAATTCTGCTGATAAAATAATCGAAATGGCAGAGATTTCCATATTTTGGCAAAGTCCTCTACAAACCCCTAAATGTGCTAAAGCCGAAGTAACGAGATATTTAGCCATGAGAAGAAGAGACGTGTATGAAGAGCAAGAAAATCAATAGAGAAAGAAGAGTCGCGTTGATTAAAGATGGTGAAATCATTAGAATATATCCTAACTACAAAGAGGCTGCCAAAGTACATAATTTTTCGGATAATTATATAATGCTTCTTTGCCGGGATCTGAGAAAGCAGACAAAAGAGGGTTTACAATTCAGATATTTGTCGAAAACTATGCCTCAGCAACGAAATAAAATATTGCGTTATGATGAGGGTAGACTGTCTCAATTACTCCACTTTTTTACAAAGGAATTGGCGCCCCATATTTATTACCGGGATGAGGATATTAATCAGTAAACAGAGGACGACACCATGAATGTTTCAATCACTATCGATACTAAGGAATTGGAAAGAGATCTTACAGCCATGCAAAGACGCATTATTCCAAGGGCCGGCGCGTCGGCTATTAACAAAACATTAAAACATGGCCGGACATTGAGTGTGCGGTCTTTGGCTAAGGCTACTGGATTGGCTCAGGCTAAAATACGTCCTTATGTAGATATGGATAAGGCTATTCCAGCCAGGTTAGTAGGACGGTTAAGGGCCAGCGGCAAACATATTCCTCTGGCTGAGTTTCCGTCCAGTCAAACCAAAAAAGGCGTTAAAGCCAAGGCCTGGGGAAAATGGACAAAATATCCGGGGACATTTTTTACCAGAGTGGGCAGCGGCGGGCATTTGGGAATTTTTCACAGAGGCGGTAAGTCAAGTAAATTACTGCCTCGTAAGCGGTGGCGAAGAACTAAAACCGGACGTGCTAAAAAAGGCCAGGCTGCCATGGTGCGGTCAAGATTACCCATTGAGGAGTTATGGGGACCCAGCGTGCCTAAGGAATTTAAAAAAATAATTGATAAGAGCCTGGAGCGGACTTTAAAGACCAAATTGAAAGAAAACTATATACACGAGCTAAATGTGAGAACTAAAGGTATTGTCAAATAATTAAGAGATAAGCTGAAATGGAGGTTTGAACAATGAAAGAGAATGATGAGAAAGAATCTATAAAGAACCGTTGGGATTACGAACCCGATATCTTTGAGGATATTAAACGTGCTAAAAGACTGCTCGAAGGAAAGCAGGGGTATATGTATGTTTTCCCTAATGAAGAAATGGCTCAGGCCTTTTGCGCAAAAACGCTTCAGCACTTTAATAAAGACCTAAATAAAGAGCTATAGAGCAGTAATTTATCTAAATAAAATAAAAAATATTAACCATAACAGCGTATTAACCAGGGGGGAATAAAGATGATCGATATAAATGCCACAAAACACTATTGATTGTATCAAAATTAAAACTGGATCTACCTCATGGCTGCCGCCCTCTCTTCTGGGAGGCGCGCCCCTAAAACATTTCTCTTTTACCATTCCTGAGCGACGTATCTGTCGCAAACAACGCAAAATTCCTCCTTCAAAGTGGGTCGAAAAGTACCGCGTGCTTACTATGTCCTCTTTGCCCGGCAAGTGGCGCAATGAGGTAACTCCGTATTTGCCGGGTATTATGGACGCCTCTTTCTTTCCGTCGGTCGAGACCATAATCCTGTGTAAACCACCACAGACAGGGGGCAGTGAGGCAGTCAATAACTGTGTCGGATATGCGGCGGATAGAATGCCCGGTCCTGTACTGTATGTCTACCCTGACGAGCTGACTGCGCAAGAGAATTGCCGGGATCGTATTAAGCCGATGTTTACTGCTAGCCGGAAATTGCGCGAACTATTGACCGAGGTAAGCGCGGATCTCACTAATTACCGGATTAATTTGGGGCACATGCCCATATATATGGCCTGGGCGCGGTCTGTGGCACGTCTGGCCAATAAGCCAATCCGGTATTTGATATTTGACGAAACCGACAAATATCAGGCGGTAGTCAGCAAGCGGGAGGCCGACTCCATAGCTCTGGGCGAAATTAGGACCACCACATATCGATATAACCGCAAAATATGGAAAATATCGTCACCATCTATAGAAACCGGGTTTATCTGGGTAGCCCTTACCACCGAGGCCCAGGTTATTTTCGACTACTGGGTGCATTGTCCTCATTGCGGTGCAGAGCAATTAATGTCTTTCGACCAGATCAAATGGCCGCCCAAACAAGAAAACGAGGAATGGGACCCGGAACTCATAAAAGCAGAAAGTTTAGCTTGGTACGAATGCCCGCATTGCGGTGCTAAATGGGATGATAGTGTCCGTGATCAGGCAGTAAGGATGGGAGAGTGGAAAGCCAGGGATGATGGGCGGGAGCTTTTTGTTTACCTGGAAGCCGTACGTCCTAAAAAGATAGGCTTTCACTGGCCGTCCTGGATCTCCACTTTTGTTTCTTTATCTGATCCGGTTGCCGATTTTTTGAAAGGGCAAAAAGATAAGATCCAGCTGCGCAACTTCATGAATAAGCACAAGGCCGAGCCGTGGACGTATGACGTTATGGTTACTTCCGAGGCTAAAATTCTGGATGCTCGCTGCGCCCTGCCTCAACAGACAGTACCACAAAAGGCTATATGCCTGACTGCGGGCATTGACGTGCAGAAATACGGTTTCTGGTTTGTGGTAAGAGCCTGGGCACGCGATTACACCCGCTGGTTGATTCATTACGGTATGCTATCTACCTGGGAAGACCTGGAAAACCTATTATTTGCTACAGAATACCCGGTCCAGGATATGGAAGGGGAAACCATGAGAATTTTAAGGGCGGCCATTGATACCGGCGGCGGCGAGAAATACCAGGATATGTCTATGACTGAAGAAACATACTGGTGGTTGCGTAGAAACGGCATTGGCCGTGGTTGCCGTGTATGGGGGACAAAAGGGTCATCTCGACCTTTAGCCGGCAAGATTCACCTGGGTAAAGCTCTAGACAAAACACCCAGCGGCAAGGCTATTCCTGGGGGGTTACAGATCGTATCTCTGGACACGGCAAAATTAAAAGAGGCTCTGCATTACAGCTTGGAACAGGCAGCCGAGCAAGGTCCTATGGCTGGTTATCTGCACGCAGAGACTGATCAGCATTATGCCAAGCAAATTTTAGCCGAAAAAAAACGTATTGACCAGAAAGGAATAGAAACATGGGTACAGATAAGGCGAGATAACCATTTATTAGATTGTGAATGTTTGGCTATGGCAGTTGCTGATCCGGAGTGGCCTACGGGGGGAATCCATTTATTGCGGGGAAAGACCTTTTCTATTGCCAAAGAAAAAGAAAAAGTTGTCCAGCCCGCAGAACGACAGGATCGGCGTCAAGCGATCCGGAATTTCAGGAGACCGAGTTGGCTTGGGAAAAGATAACGTTACGGCCGGTACGCAGAAATAAATTTTTATCAATACCTATGGTGATACACAGACTGGAGGAGCGGGGGTACCCAGCATCAAAACCTTACGTCTATAAACTAATTGATATGGGGGAGTTGAAAAGCGTTCGCATAGGCAAACGCAAGGGGATCAGGGTTCGCGAGGATTGGCTCGATCAATATATTTCTGAAAAGGCGAATAAATTTTCCATATTGTCTACATAGTCTTTATTGTCTACGACAATAAACGGCAAGATATTTAAAATCCTAAAATAGGAGGACTTGTAAATGACCAGAGGCAGAAGAATATCTTTAGTTTCAGCATTAACAGCTGTTTTGGGCGTTTTTGTGGCTATGGGCTGGATTACGCCTGAGCAATCCGAGATCCTGTCACAAAATATTGATACTCTTATCGGCTCGGTTATGACCATTGGATCTATAATTGGGGTTGTTTTCGGGCAAAAGCTGGACAAGAAAGAAAAAACAAAACAGCAATAAGGAGAGAGAAAACCATGGCTGGAAGTGTAACTATTACCGGAAATAAAAATAAGGTGGAGATTTCTTGGATAGCCAATGCAGATGGCTCTGTCCCCCAAACTGATTTTGGGGATACCATAATTGCCAATATACAGGGTAGATATTGTCTCATGGCAGTTACTGATCCGGGAGTACCGGTACCGACAGATCAATATGACATCGAAATACGGGATGAGTATGGAGTAGATGTATTCGGTGGAAAATTGAACAATCGAAGCTCGGTGACTTCTGAACAGGCAGTACCGCAAATAGGGGACGGATTGGGCAGTCGGTTATGTGCTGGACCCTGGACATTCCATTTGATCGGCAACTCTATCAATGCTGCTCAGGGAAAGTGCGTACTCTATTTTGAGGCTAGTTAAGGGGGGAATTATGAAGAGTTTAATCTATCTGCTTTTATTCTGTCTGTTAATTCCTTTAAATGCTTCGGCACATCGGATGTACGGTGCGGCTGATGCAGTAACCACCAAAGAGACCTTAACCAAAGATGCAATTATCATAGGCAATGGAGAAAATGATGTAGTTCCTTCCAATGCTACTTGCACGGAAGATGGCAATGCAACATTTAATAAGGTAACTACTAGCGTTGATGTCACTCCAGATTCTGACCATACAGCTACAGGACCGCAAACCAATGACATTAACGCAGGTGAGAGCGTTACCGCCTTACAATGTGTATATCTTCATTCTGATGGGGAATGGCACTTGGCTGATGCGGATGCAGAAGCAACTGGGGGTGGTTTACTAGCCCTTGCTCTTGAAACTAAAACTGATGGCGAGGCCATGAATGTAGCTTTGCCAGGGAGTTTTGTAAGAGATGATTCATGGGATTGGACAGTAGGTGATGCTGTATATCTCAGTACAACAGAAGGTAGCTTAACCCAGACTGCTCCAAGCGGCACAGATGATGTGGTTAGAATTTTGGGATGGGCAACTCATACAGATAGAATCTACTTTAACCCATTATTATACGTTATTCACAATTAAGGAAAGTAACTATGGCAGTAGAAATACTTGTTAAAGCTAAATCACATTGGATGGATACACTAACTTCAAAGGAAGTAAATTCCTTTAGTGCGGATAAGAAACAAGGCTATGATGCCCGTATGTGTCAATACGATGTGGTAGCAGTGCGGCCAGAAGGTTGGAAATGGAAAAAGTACCAGTGTTTACCTAACTTCATAATAATTAAAGTATCTGATATGGATTTAGAGTCAGCCAGAAAATATGAAGAACAACTAACCGACACAGTTATAGTTGAAGAAAAAGGGGCGGAAGGCGAGATTATAAAACGAGAAGAACTTATCACTCTGAAAGTTTGCAAATATACCGTCTCTGCCGAAATAGTTGATAATGCTGTAATTGCTGGTAAAAGCGTAGTGAAAGCAACCAATAAGGATATTGTTATATCGTTGAAACAAGAGGCGAAACAATGGCAGATTATGATTTTATAACTACTTGCAACTGGACCTCCACAGGGACATTTACTCTTAAGGCTTATCGTGGATCCGTCACTGATGTCGTTGGTTCTTTTTCCCTTTTCTATCGCAAAAAAGGAGATGCAGAATGGATAGAAACTACGAATGGTGAAGTTAATATCAGTTCCACCGGCGAGTGGGAAATTGCCAATGACTGGAATAAGTCTGGGAATGATGTTCTAACCCATTCATATGAGGCTATTACTGCAATAGATG